CCAATAGATAAACAACAAAAAGTTGAAGTGGTGATTGATGCTTCTACTCTTCCTGATTATCAACCCCCACCAAGGAGAGGAATAAACAAACCATTCGAGTTTGAATAATCTAAATACCTAAAAAAGTATTAGAGATGAAAACCTTTAGTCAACTGTCCGAAGATTTAGCGCAGAAGAGACAAGAACTTCAGCAAAGAAGACTTGAACAGATGCAAGCACAGAAGCAAAAGGTAGCAGATTATCGTGAAGCACAAAAGGAAAGAATCCAAGCACAGAGAGAAGCACAGCAAGAAAGAATAGAAAAGCAAAGAGAACGTGAGCGTCTTAAGGATGAGTTGAGAAAAGAACTTGAGGATGAGAGATAAACTGTTTAGTCCAATTAAAGTTACTTAGCTCTAAAGTGGACCTATAATGTAAGCACGAATGATTCTATGGACTGCTTTGATGATGTTCAGATTGAAGAAACAACTGGATTTGATTTCATCGAACAAGACTTAACTGACCTCATTGAAGAGGAAAACAACTTCAATATGAACGATTATCTCAACAGCAACTACGATTATTGATTATGAACCCTGATACTTACACTTTCACTGGAGATGCTACCACCTTCCTTGGTTTGGTTGGTGTTGTTTCGGCAGGTATTATTATTGTTACTGCCTTCCGTCGCTTTTTTAACTCTCCTTACAATGTTCGAGTGAAAACTAAACAAGTATCTACCGAACTTTCTGCCGACTCTGAAACCACTGCATCCTGAACAAATGACTGAAACTGTAAACGTGCTTTCTCATCTGAACGAAATGAAAGAGACTTTTCGTCGTCAAGACTTTAAGTTTACTCCTGCTCAAGCTGAACAGTACGAAATCCTCCTTCAAGCACGCCGAGACCGCGTTAAGTACTTCTATGAAACGGATCGTGTATGTAAGATTAGTAAATCGGCACAAGATAAACTGAAAGAAGACATCTAACAAAGGGCAAGGTCCAGTTCCCAAACTGGACCTTTTCTATTGACTAAATACCTGAAAGGGTCTATAGTTAGGAAGATGAGAACATTTGCTGAGTTTATGTCTCTTTGTGAAGCATCTGATGCTGATGCTGCAAAACAACTTGGATGGGGTGGCGGTGCAACTATCACTCGCCAAGGTGAAGGTGGAAGATTAGGTAAACAACGCAAAAAGAGTGCTGTTGAGATTAGAAGAACTAAGGCAGTTGGTGGCGGTAAAACAGAACCTGTAGGACCATACAAAACCCGCACAGATGTTGGACAGCAGAGAGGTTCTTCTGGTCCTGCACCTGGAAGAGGTAAGGGTACAGTTGAATTGAAACCTGGAACTGCTGGCACTCAAGGAAGTGCCGCAATGTCTGCAAAAGAAAGACAACGTAAAGCATTCCTTGAACGTAAAGCAAGAGAAGCAGGTAAGAAACAACCAGAGACTGCATCTCAAGCACTCACTCAAGCAAAACCTTCTACATCTAAACCAGCAGCAAAACCACGCAGACAGTGGAAAACTGAAACTGGCGGTCCTATGACACGTCAGGAAAGAGATAAAGCAAGAAATGCAGAGAAAACTGCTGCAGCACAAAAGACTAAGAAGTCTGCTACTGAGATTCTTTCACAAATGCGTAAAGAATATGAAGAAGGTGGTGGAAAGTGGAGCAATGCTGTTGCTGTTAAGATGAGAGCAAAAGCAAAAGCAGCAGCGGCAGCAAGCTGAGGATCATTAAAGTTACTCACCTTCGAAGTGTCCTAGTTGTATAAGCACTTCCTTCATTATGCAACTTGCAGAAGAATTGAGAACCATCAACGGCATGGAACACATGGTTACCACTGTTGATGGTCTGGATCGAGTGGAAATCAACAATAAACTTCATCATCTTGGCGACCAACTTATGAAACTTAAGGTGGAACAAGACCATCTTATTCAAATGCGAAATATGATTGACCGCCAGAATGAAATGAGTGAAATGGATGACTTATTTCAAGAAATGTTCGGCGGTTGATTAACTCTCACCAGCACGCTCAGATTGACCTCTAAGCGTGCTATTTTTGTCTTTAGATACCAAACCACTGAGAACGATGAATTACATTCAAATCCCTGATTTTGTGCTTGAAGGTGTTATCAACTCTCTCCAGCAAGGTTATGATGTTTGTGCTGGAGTTGATTATTCTTCCGACGAAACTGAGAAGAGACCAGAGTATGCAACTGGTTACAGTCGTGCTACAATGTGGGATGTAATTGTGCGACTGAAACAATATCAAGAGCAGACCAATTAAAGTTACTCACCTTGAAAGTGTCCTAATAGTATGACCGACAACATTATGCAAATCAAACCACGTCCTCACCAAGAACGCGGCGATGCTGCTATGCAACAGCATAACAAAGGGCAGTTGATTTATCCTACGGGAGGTGGAAAGACCCTGAATATGATTATGGATGCTGTGCGTGAGTTCTCTAAAGAAACTCCACAGACCATTGTTGTTGTTGCTCCTCGCATTTTGCTTGCTGAGCAACTCTCTAGTGAGTTCCTTGAGTTCATCACCAACGCTGAAGTGATGCACGTGCATTCGGGAGAGACGCACCACTTCAGTTCCACTCGCCCTGGTGAGATTCGCAACTGGGTTGAAGCAAATGCCGATAATCATCGCCTGATTGTAACCACTTACAACTCACTTCAACGTCTTGTTGATGCTGAGATTGATGTGGACACGATTTACTTTGATGAGGCACATAATTCAGTTAAGCGTAACTTCTTCCCTGCAACGGAGCACTTTGCCGCTGAGGCAAATCGTTGCTACTTCTTTACTGCTACCAGGAAGACTTCGCTCACTCCTTCTAAACCAGGAATGAACGATCGTGATGTTTATGGTGACATTATCTGTCGTGTTTCTGCCCCTGAACTTGTTGATGGGGGATACATCATTGCTCCTAAGATTGTAGCGAAGAAGTTTGAAGTTCTTGCTCCAAAGCAGGTAACTGCCGAGTGTGACAGCAGCAATCTGATGGAGACCTTGGAAGACATTGATTGCAAGAAAATCCTGGTCTGTGTTAAGTCTGCGAAGCAACTTATCAACCTGATGTCACACACTGACTGCGCTTCTCAACTACATCAACGTGGTTACTCTTACCTCTACATTACCGCAAAGACTGGGGCAATTATTGATGGTAAGAAGGTGAACCGTGAGGTATTTTTCGACACTCTCAATGCTTGGGGACGTGACCCTAACAAGAAGTTTGTTTGTCTCCATCGCTCTATCTTGAGTGAGGGAATTAACGTCAGTGAGTTAGAGGCAGTTGTCTTTCTTCGTAATATGGATGTAATCGAAATGACGCAAACAATCGGGCGAGTTCTTCGCCTTGGTGGCAAAGAGAAGGTCTTTGGTCTATGTGTGGTGCCTGTTTATTCTAAGGTTGGTGTATCCACAGAGCGAGCACTTCAGCGAGTTGTTGATGCTGTGTTTGAGAAGGGCGAACTGCTGGACAGTGTGGTTCGCAGGTGAGTCTCACCGAGACCCCTGTATCCATCAGGGGTCAAAACCCAATTTTTCTGCAATTTCACTGGGGACGACCTAGAACCCATCCACCGCAACCAAATTCACGATTTATCTCAAAATGAAATCCAAGAACTGGAAAGCATACTGCCAGACTACATTCAACTCATTGGCAGCAAATGTAGACAATTGGGGAGACCCTGATTTCTTCCGACCCATCACACGTTTGTATTACATTGGTGTGTTTGATTGTGGGCAAGTGAATCATCTTGGTCTGATAAGTGAAGATGCTATAGAATACCCAGACCAGCGCACACATGATCACTGCTTGTCTCCGCAATTTATTGGTCGGATGATTATGGACAACCCAGACAAATACCTATCCGACTATGATGTATTTGAGAACCTGTTTTGGTTGTCTTGCTCCACGATTACAGTGACCAAGGATGAGAACAAGAGACTGAGCATGCTGACTGAGAACAATGGAACAGACTACATTGTTCATGTTCCAACTAATCTCAAGTATCAGCATCTTGGCATCAAACTATACCAGAAGAATGGTCCTAAGTGGATTGATGCTGTGGAATGTGATGACAACATTATTCCAGCACCATCAGACCTATTAGAATATGAGAAAAAGTTTCTAGTTTCTAATCAAACAAGTACTCTTATGGAGTTTATGAAATGATTGAAGGATTTACTGTCGGGAAGAGTATGGAATATGCTGCAGTTCCTTATGGACGGCAACTGATGATTATTCATAATGGACAGCAACTGAAAGTGTGTAGGACCGAAGCATCAGCAAGGAAGTTTATTGATGACCACAAAAAAGGTAAGAGTACTGCAAAGCTTCCTGTCGATTAAAGTTACTCACCTCTAAAGTGTCCTAGTACCATAACGACCCAACTCCAATGACCTTCCCGAAACAACTCATTGATGCTGCTAACTACCTTTCTGGTACTGTAACGATCAATGAGAATCACGAAGATGGTCGCGTGAATAGTATCGCAGATGAGGATACTGTGATTGATCTCCTTATTGAAAAGTATGGTGAAGAAAACGTACAAAAACCAGCAGCACGTTGCTGGTGGGATGTGAAATTATTTGGGTATCCTCTCAACATTAAGTCTTCTGACTTTACTAAAGGTGCATCGGACAACTTCTCATCTAAAGCAGCAATTCTTTATGCTCTGACTGATTTACCTGAGGATAAAGTGAATGTTTCCTCCTGGGGTAAGTTTCAGGATGCTCTGAAGAATCACAGCGGAGCAGAAAACAATCGTGATTACTATATCATTGCAGTCGATAAGGGAACTCGTGAAGTTTATCTGCAAAGTCTTAAGTCCCTGAACAAATTGACTCCGAATGGTAATAATCTCCCATTCCAAATCAAGTGGAAAGATAACATTCAACCTGTTCAACGTGACTATGGACAAGCGTATGAGTTTCTGGTAGGATGCTATAAAGAATCAGTACGCCGTAAGATTAACGCACACGATGGTTTTGAACAACTTTGATCTACAATTTGGGGACTGTTTGGAGTTGATGCAATCAATTCCAGATCAATCTGTTGATTTTATTTGCTGCGACCCTCCTTTCGGAACTACTAGCATCAAATGGGATTCTGTGCTTGATTTCGACAAGATGTGGGAACAGTATGGCAGGATTATCAAACCAAAAGGTGTAATTTGTCTGTTCGGTTCTCAACCTTTCTCTGCACAACTTATCTGCTCAAAGATTAAATGGTTCAGGTACGAATTAGTATGGAACAAAAACAAATGTGGGTCGCCTGGACTTGCCAAATACAGACCAATGAAGACTCACGAAAACATAATGATCTTCTCCAAAGAATCAGGTGGAACTTACAATCCACAGATGGAAAAAGGAGAACCATACTCAAGGACAAGTAAGAATCCTGAAGGTTACGTTGGGAGAAAAAATGATCACGGTTATGGTATGAAACCCCGTAAATCATTCTCCAATGATGGTACTAGGTATCCAAAGTCAGTTCTCAACATCTCTAGAGATTTCAGTGCTCAACAACAAGTTCATCCAACACAAAAACCAGTTCCTCTGATGGAATGGTTGGTCAAGACTTATTCTAACGTGGGCGAAACTGTACTCGATAATTGTATGGGATCTGGATCAACTGGCGTAGCGGCAGTTAAACTTGGTCGTAAATTTATTGGAATGGAAAGTGATACTGAGTACTTCAAGATTGCCCAGGATAGAATCTCTCAGATTCCCGTGGATGTCACCTCATTCTAGCAAAGCTTCCTATCGATTAAAGTTACTCACCTCTAAAGTGTCCTAATGGTATGAAGACCAAACCAATGCAGAACAAACACTTGGAACATCCTGAAGATTGTATCTTAACTGGTGATCTTTCGGTCCTTGATTGGTTCTCTGAAGTAGAATCTACCATCAGTGTGAAGATGGACGGTGCTCCAGCTGTATGTTGGGGAACTAATCCAGCAAATGGTAAATGGTTTGTGGGTACAAAAAGTGTATTTAATAAAGTAAAGATTAAGATTGCACATTCTCACGAAGATATTGATACGTTCTACACAGGTAAAGTAGCAGAAATCTTACATCTCTGTTTTGATTATCTTCCTCGCACCCAAAAAATCATCCAAGGTGATTGGATTGGAGTAGGAGGTTCTCAAGAATATAAACCAAATACTATCACTTATCGCTTCCCAGAAGTAATCAAAGAAGAAATCATAGTTTGTCCACACACAATCTACAGTGGAGGCAATGACCTGCGTGAGGTTTCTGCTGCTCCTCTGTCTAGCAAACTCAAGAGCACTAAAAAGTGTTTGTTCGTGCAACCTGAAGTCGAACTGAACCCTTTCCGTGAGGATTTGGAGGATGTGTGTAAGTTCGCAAAGCAAATGAGCACTCTATGCGAGTTTGTGAGCGAAAGGAAAGCATTACAAATAAAAAAAGAGATAAACACCTGTATTCGTGAGCAAAGAGTCGTGGATGAAAATGAAATTGCAGAAAAATGTGATTGTGACAAGAACCTCATCCGTCTTCATAAACTCGTGAAGAGCATCAAGGATGATATGTTCCTGTTCATTCACGAACTAGATGAGATTGAATGTTTCATCAATGGCGAGGCAAGTTTCCACGAAGGTTACGTCATCAATAACAAGTTTGGCACTTACAAAGTCGTCGATAGAGAAGTTTTCAGCGCAGCGAATTTTACCACCGCCAAGAATTGGGGGTGATTAAAGTTACTCACCTTCAAAGTGTCCTAGTAGTATGAGAACCACACACCGATTCCAAACATTCAAAGAAGCACTCAACTTTCTGATGAGTGAGTTTCAAATGAGTAATCAGCAAGCAACTCACTTTATCTGGGACAATCAGTTCTCTATGGGAATTGACCGTGCTATTTGGATTACTGAACCCACTAACTGATGACTTACTCTAATCTATCCAAAATCAAACCCAAGTTTAGAACAACTGGGCAGATTACAGGTAACTTTGGTGCTAAAAAACCAGTTGCAGGGTCTCCACTCAATGAGATCGGAATGAGCACCAAAGAGACTATCAAATGCGTTACACAAGACGAATACTTAAATCGTCTGTATTATGCTTTTGATAATACCACAGACGAAAAACTGAAACAGTTCATTTACACTGAAATCCGTAACATTCACATTCAGAGAGGTACTTGGTAATGGCAACTTGGAAAGCAGATGTATTCGTAAACTCTACTGTTGGACGTATTACGACTGAGGTTCAAGCAGCAACATTTCAAGGTGCAAAAGAGCAAATCTATGCGAAGCACGGTAATGTTCAACAAATTACCAATTTACATCAAGTAAGTCGGAACAGTTCTTCATCATCAGGCGATTCCAGTTCTGGTAGTGTTGGCGGAACTGTAGCACTGATTGGACTCATTGCAGCTGGATGGGCATTTATGTCATTCACTCCCTGGGTTTTGATGGGTTTAGGTGGTGCTTTCGGAACTTGGGTTGGAGAACTTGTAACAGGACAACGCATCGAGGAGTATAACGAACGTGAGGATGATTTGGGACACTCAAAAGCAGCAATCGTTCTTGCACTTGCTCTAGTCTTAGGTGGAATCGGGTTTGTGAAAGGTGATCAAATCAAGAAAGGATTTGATGCCCCTGCTGCACCTGCTGAAGTGAAAAGTAAGTAGCAATTAAAGTTACTCACCTCCAAAGTGTCCTAGTAGTATGAGCAACACACAATCGCAAATGAAAACCTATCGCGTTCAAGTAGAAACCAACGATGGATGTGTGACCGTTTGGTATGAGAAATCCAAAGCAAAGACTGCGGACAAACTTATACTCAATCGAGTCTATAATCAACTCTTAGGTCTAAACATTAAAGAAATCTCTGTTAATCCTCATTAAAGAAATCTCTGTTAATCCTTCTGTCTGATTATGAACACTGGTTATACACTCAACCGCGTACATTTCACTATGGATGAAGAAACTTGCATCCTACGGTTTCTGAATCAAGCACGAGAATGTGGGTATCCTAGTGGTAACTCTGAATGGCATTCTGTGATTGATTCTATCATTCGGAAGTATTACGATTCTGACATCAAAGAGGCACAAGTTGCCTGCTATTAAAGTTACTCACCTCCAAAGTGTCCTAGTAGTATGACAAACACCAATCCCTACGTTCAAAACCTCATCGAAATGGGTTACGATGAGCAAGACTGCCGCAATGTTGCTGCAGTTGGTGATACAAACGTCACCTATCCGCGTACCATTCACGGTCGCACGTTTGCTACTGAAACTGAGTACAAAGAAGCACTTGCTGACTTTATCAACGGTCTGTGAATTAAAGTTACTCACCTCCAAAGTGTCCTAGTAGTATGACTAACACATTCACCGTCCGATTCGAGTCTCCTTCACTCAACTCTCCTGAGTTCATTGGACCTTTCTACACTGAAGATGACGCACAAGATTATGCTGATGACCGCAACAGTTCTTTAGCATTATCTGGTATTCCTTCCTATGTTGCTTGTTACTCTGTTGTTTGATTGATTATGACTACTAACAACCTTCTTTCTGTCCGCGAACAAATCCAAGAGGATCTAATTTGTCTTCTTGAATCACAATTTGGTGAGGTAGATTACCTCGATGAAGTTAAATCTCTTGCCTGCCAAATTGTCGTTGATAACTTTAACCAACTGAAATGAGAATTGCTTTTTTGATTGCAACTTTAGCACTGGGACTTCGAGTAGGTCTTGCTGCCCAAGCTACCACAAATGAGTATCAAGAACAGCAAGCAGATCGCTTCTGTCAGATAGATCCCAACTACTGCAAATAAAGTTACTTAGCACCTATAGTATGACGAACAACGCTTTCATTCTCAACGACACTGCAAAGAAAGATCCAGCAGTGCAGCTTGCAATGGAAAACTATGTCAAACAGTTGGAACGTGAAGAAGCACGTCGGCAAGCAATTCTCTCAGGTGAGTATATTCCTTACCCCGAAACTGTTTGGAACATTTCAGATCGTGATTGAGACAGATTTCTTTATTCTCACTGGCGAACAATACCAGGAGTTTTATACTGAAGCACAACAGGTTGGTATGAACATCGATAGGTATCTTATGGAGTTTTGTGATGTTGAAGGACCTGATGTCTATACCGATTAAAGTTACTCACCTTCAAAGTGTCCTAGTAGTATCACCACTCACCACTGAAACCAAATGCGAGTTATCGAACGCCAAATGAATCAAGCAATCAGCACTGAGACTGATTGGAAGAAAGACAATACCGAAGTTGTGAATATCGGAGGAGTCAGCTTTGTCTATCTGTATAGCAATCTGATTGCAATGGTAGGTGACACCTGGTTGGAATTGTTTGATGGCGGACATCAAACTAACACTACGAAATCGCGTCTCAATGCTATTCTCTCTGAGCACGGAAATGGAGAGTATGTGTATCAAAAGAACTATGAGTGGTTTGTATCAACAATCGACTGCGTTGTTCCTTTTGGTAATGGTATCAAACTCGACTGACAATTAAAGTTACTCACCTTCAAAGTGTCCTAGTAGTATCACCACTGAAACCAAATGATTCTCAACGGAAACCAAATCTACACTCTCCAGTGCAAAACTCCCCGCCACGATATGTTGATCGCAGGTGATGATTATCGGGAGATTATGTCTGAAGCAATGGTACTCTGCCGTGCAACAGGTGAAACTGTCAATATCTATTGCCACGGAACTGCATCTGTTATGGGTAATGTTACACCTGAGTTTCTAGCAGCGATTGCCTGACAATTAAAGTTACTCACCTCCAAAGTGTCCTAGTAGTATGAGGGACACAATCCCCACCACTTCACTAACACAAACCAAATGACTAACCAAGACCTTTCCAAGACAATCTACCGCAATCTCTTCACTGAAGACCAGTGGGATATGATCTACAACTTCGTCGGACATGCACTTGATGACGATGAGTTTGATGCAGAAGATGTGTATAGCATCCGTAACAAGATTCACACACTGTTTAACTGAAACTCACTGAAATGACAATGACATTTACTGAAGCATTGATTGCATCTGGTTATTACTTTCAACCTGAATGTGGTGCATTTCATAAAGCAGATGCCAATGGAAATGAGCACTCTTATGTTGAACAAGAAGACAATATGTGGTCTTATGAAAAGTATAACCAAGACGGTCAACTTGTGTCGTCTAAAGTGTTCTCACTGAACTGAATCCTAATGCAAAAAACATTCAAAAAGTTCATTTGGAAAGACTCAAGATCCAATCAAGTTAAAGTCATTCTAGCAAGGTCTGAATACTCAGCAAGGAAACAAAACTTCGGCAATCTTGCTGGTTATCTTTACTCTCACTCTGTTCCTCTTAACTGATGTTCAAGATTCGTTATTTCACACCTTATCAACAACAATGGAGAACCCAATCATTCTCTACATTAGATGAGGCACAATCAATGGTTGAGTTCTATCGTTCCTGTGGAAGTCCTGCCGAACTGATTCAATGACTAAGTTTCTCATCGGCACAATAACAGGAATCATTCTCTCTACTGTAGGATTCCAAGGATTAGCAAACCTAGGCAATCGTGCCATTAACACAATCGAAAACACTGCTCAATCTGCTCAATGACTAACAACCAAAAGGATGCAATGCTCGTTAACATTCTTGAGCAAATCCAAGACCAAATCACTCATTTAGTCAACCAAGATCTAATTGAAGAGTCTTATGCTCTGTATAAGGAATGGGAAGAACATCTCAATCCAAAGTATCAAGAACTAGAAATCATTACTGTAATCGATCTCACTACTATCTGATGAAACCTTTTCTCAACATCACGTTTGCTATTGAACTATTGGTCCTCACTTGTCTTGCTACAGTAGCAGTCAGAGCAGAACCTAATCATAACGAAAACGTCAATAAGTTCTGTGCTTATGTTGTAGGTATCCCATACGCTTCTGATAACTTTACTGATGAAGAATGGGTAAGGTTTCAATACTGTAGAGACACACTGAACCAATAATCATAACAATCAAGTCGAAGGGAGTTAGCGACACATAAGTAAAGAAAGTGACTTCCGTAGAGTAGAGATAATCTCCCTTATTGTATAGTGGTGAGTATAGAGCAGAGGAGTGGTGTCCTCTGCTTTTTTATTGCTTATTATTACGATTTAAACCCTTAAATGTTAGGAAATCAATAAAAAAAGGTATTTTTAATTATAGCTAAGCGTTGTATTCATTCTCAATAAGGTGTTAGTTATTGAGAATCAATAAGGGTATTAGTTGAGAATTAGTGTAGATAATACCCTCTGATACCTGATACTTATGTGCCTATAAATGCCTCAGATACCCTATTAAATACCCTTTAAATCCTTCTGGACCTTGTGTTTTATGCCTTATAAATGCCTCAGGACCTTGTTATCTTTGCCTGCAAGCTATCACAAGAACGTGAGAATGTCAAGACCCCACTTTCCCGGAATTATCATAAAATCCCCACACACAGTCACAAACACTCACAGACCCCTCAAAAATCGCCTATAAGACCCCTAAATACCATCACTTGACAGATACTCCCAGATCCCTTATAATTGTCCCATAAACACATTCAAGGAGAGCACTTATGTCAGTTGCCTACAGTCAAGCACAGAAGCAGCGTTATCGTATTACCCTTGATATCTCAGCGTATCCTGATTTCGACCCACACAACATCAACTGGAATAAGTTATTTGAACTCGAAGGATCTGAGAACTGTGAGGCATATGTAGAAGACCTAAGTCGTCCTGATAAGTGGTGACATAAGAGCATACAATAAGACTCCTTAAGAGACTCCTATAAGGGGTCTTTTTTAATGTCTTGACATACCTTACTGTATCTGATACAATTACCTTTGTGGAGGTTGATAAGGGAGCTGTAAGTTAAGCTTAAGCCACCAGACACAATATACATCAGAGAACACCGTTAGGTAATCACGAACGTAGTGAGTGATTGAATAAAGAACTGCGAGAACCTCAGTGACACACAGGAACACTTCAAATAAAGTTACTCACCTTCAAAGTGTCCTAGTAGTATGACTAACGCACAATCCCAGATGAAGGTATACGCAGTGATCGCTGGAGCAGACTACGAAGGCGAAAGCTTTGATACTCTTCGTTTATTCGATTGCCGCTCTTCTGCAGAGGCATATGGTAAGCAACTTGAGACACAATTGAGTGTTGATTATGTTCTGATCCAAGAGCGTTCGGTATGCTTTGAGTCTGCAATCGCTGCCTGATTAAAGTTACTCACCTCCAAAGTGTCCTAGTAGTATGAGGAACGTACACTCTACACCGCGTCCTCAACACAAACTCTTTTCTTTTGATTACCATGAATTCCACTGCAATTCTTTCTTTCACTGAAGCTTTCCCTCCTGCACACAAATTGACTGAAACCCTGATGGACATTGACTATAAAAAGCATCTGAACACTTATATGGATGCTGTATTGAACGTCTGTGCATTTATTGCTGTGATTGCTACTCTGATTTCTGAGAAGTGGCAGCAGCATGATGTCACTGAGCGTCTGCAAATTGCTGCACTGAATGGATACACTTGGACCCGTAATGTTGCAGGTCCTGCTGTCAAGAACGCAGCAGTTGCAATGTACAATGCAGGGCAGAAAGTGCGTGAGGTTTATGAGGTTATCTCTTCTCCTCTGTTCATCACTCTCTGAACCGTTCAAATAAAGTTACTCACCTTGAAAGTGTCCTAGTAGTATGAGGGGCACACAGATTCCTCACAAAGACTTCACAAACTCGCTTTTCTAATCATGATCACTGGCGGCGTAATCTTCCTGGTTGCTTATGCTCTGGGTGGTGCACAAGTTCTTCTCATTCAGCACCTGAACCGTAAGTATTGAGAACTGATTCACTCTTAGTTAACACTCACTCACCAAACCAATGACTACCACTTACCAACGCAATCTTCTGTCCACCGAGTATAATGGGTGGGAGAATTATGAGACCTGGAATGTTGCTCTGTGGTTGCAGAATGACGAAGGTTTGTATCACCTCGCTCAGGAAGTTGGCAACTATGTTGACTTTGTAGAAGTGCTCAATGACTGTGGTTCTGATAGCACTCCTGACGGCGTTAAGTATAATGACCCGAAGGTAAATGTCATCCAACTGAATAGCGAACTGTTCGACCTCTGATTCACACATAGCACTCACACAGTTACTAACACTCTCCTCATGAACTTCATCCCCTACGCTATTCGTCGCCCCTTCTACTATGTGTTCGACCTTATCGTAAGTTCTGATTTTCGACGTGAAGAATTCGGTCGTATCTTCGATGCTTATGAGTATGAACAGACCACACAGATTATCGGGTTCATTAACTACTTGGGTATGACCAATCAGTTAGATCTGCGCAAGAACTTTAACATGTTCGCTGATGCTGAGACTCTGGCAGATGCTGTTACTATCTGGGAGGATTACCAGGTCAAGATGAACATCAGTCCCGCACAGTAAGCATCACTGACCCTGAGAGATGTGGGGTCATAAAATATACCTCTCTCACTCACACAGTTTCTTACATTCAACAACACAAATGTCCAAGCAAGTGATGATCGATCTTCTGAAGCGTGCTAACAACGGCACCGATCTTTTGAAGATTCTGGATACACTGACCTCTGAGAATGTTTCGGAGGGTTATGATAACGAACCCACTGGAGATATGATCGAGTTCTGATAACTTAGGGTGCTGCAGTGATTGACACTGTGGCACCTTTATGTTAGACTGGACAGTATGCGTGATTCGGCAGTGTTTGGTGGGGGGTTCTTATGGTCGCCGCGCGGCGTAGCGTGTTCTTAAGCGCCCCCCGTATATTATTTTTTGGGTCCCTGTAACCTACACTGTATGTCTTTTTCGACC